TGGCGACAAGCATTCGACTACTAAACGTTTGATTGAAAACTATTATCGTTTATCTGAAGAGTGTCGTGCTAGATTGGTTATAGAAAATGATGACAAGGCAGCTATGTACTCTGTTCGTGATTTATATGAAATGGTGCATATAGTTACTGAGATTCCTATTACTTTTGACTATTGGCATCATACTTTCAATACTGGTGATTTGACTGAAGCAGAAGCATTCTTTATGGCGCGCGAGACTTGGGACAAGCATGGTGTTACTCAATGCACTCATTACTCAGAGTCTAGACGCCGTGAGAATCAATTGCTTATTGAGCGTATGTTTAAGCATCATAATATTGATATGGCTAATATAGAAAAATGGCCGACATTTCATAAAGAATACAAAGCATTTAGCAAGATTAAAGAGCAAGCTCATGCAGATTATATTACTAAGCTTCCTAATACTTATAATGTAGACAGTTTAGATATTGTTGTAGAAGCTAAGGCAAAAGAGATGGCTTTGCAGAATATAAATGTGCAATGCGTACAAAATACACCAATAATTACAGAATAACATATTTATTAATATAATGCAAACTATTAAAGTTACATATCAAGAAATTAAAATGGCTACTAGGCCTAATGTATACGTTAATAGAAAAAAATATACTAGAAAACCAAAACATAAAAACAAGGAGTTATAAAATGGCACAATATCGTTATAAAGCAAAAGTTACAGATGATCTACAAGATGCAACTGATATAGTTAAACAAGTAGGTAGAATGATCACAGAAGGTAAAACTGATGTTAATTCTGCAATAGATAATTTAAGAAGAGCAGTCAAAAAATTAGAATCAGCAAAATATTATATAAATCGTGAATAATGAATCGTTTTTTTCCGTATTTAACTTTAAGCATTGCGTTGCTATTAGCATCGATAGCAGCATATTATAGTGTATTTGGATTAAGCAAACTGTTTTCTTCGCAAGCAACAGCTGTTATTATAATGGCATCTGCATTGGAAACTGCAAAACTAATTACCGCATCTTATCTTCATAAATTTTGGAAACACGTTAAATGGTTATCAAAAGCTTATTTAATATCTGCATTAATTATTCTAATGGGTATAACATCATTAGGTATATATGGTTTCTTAGTATCAGCTTATCAAGAAACTGCCTATAACGTGCAAGAAGTAGATCAAAAGATTGCTTTACAACAAAATAAAAAAACTAGATTTGAATCACAATTAAAAACTATTTCTGCAGAAAAACAATCATTAAATAAAAATATTACAGAATTAACTACAGGTTTATCTAATAATAAAATACAAAAAAGAGATCGTAATGGTAATATTATTACTACAACATCTGGATCTACTAGAAGAGCTTTAGAACGACAATTGGATAATTCTATAAAACGAAGAGATACATTAGCAGTTAAAGAGTACGCATTAACAGACTCCGTTAGTAAAATAGATTTAAAAATATTAGATTTACAAACAAATTCAGATGCAGCTGCAGAAATAGGTCCACTTAAATATGTTGCCAAAATAACCGGTAAGGATATTGATAAAGTAGTTAATTGGTTTATTTTATTGTTTATTATTGTGTTTGATCCGCTAGCGGTTATATTATTAGTTTCAGCACAACATTCGTTTAAATTTAATAACAATAAAAATATATACGGTGAAACAAAAAATTATTTTCAACAAAGAAATAAAGCTATAAATAAAATTATTAATCAAAATCAAAATATGCAAAAACAAGAAGAACCAGAATTATCATTGCAAAAACAGCCTGATCAGATAATAGATCAAAAATTAGAAAAACCAGAAGAAAAAAAAGAAGAAAAAAAAAATAATTCATAAATTTCCAAAAGTACATTCATGAAAATTAAAAACGTAAAAAGAACCGGATTTAAAAAAATGAAATGCAAATATTGCAATTTCGTATCACATAAAGTAGACTCTCGAGCGACTGCATATACATGTTGGAGATGCACATGCAAATTAGTAAATGGCGAAATATTGGAATTATCAAAATAATTATCTATTATTAAAATAAATGTTAGAAGCAGAACAAATAAAAGATAACTGGACTAAGTATCGAGAATTAGTTAATACATCATTTCCTACTAGAAAAACACAATTAAATAAATTATATGATGAATTTGAAGAACGGTTAATGTTTATGCCAGCTTCTTCCATGGCTCATTATCATAATGCATTTGCTGGTGGTTATGTAGATCACGTGCTTCGAGTAATAGATTGTGCAGAAACGTTATATGAAGTTTGGTTTCATCAAGGTGCTGATATGGCAGGATATACTAAAGAAGAATTATTATTCTCTGCTATGCATCATGATTTAGGTAAAACAGGCTTTCCAGGTCAAGGCAATGAAGTATATCAAACAGAGACTTCAGATTGGCATCGAAAAAATATGGGACGTCTTTATAAACATAATGAAAAGATTCCATTCACTATGGTACCAGATTTATCATTATTTTTACTTCATAAGTATAACGTAAATATGTCTTGGAATGAATATCAAGCTATTAAAATACATGATGGTATTTATGATGATGCTAATAAACCATATTTCATTTCCAGATCCGCTCAAGCTAAGTTAAAAACTAATTTGCCAATCATTTTGCATCATGCAGATCATATGGCTGCTCAAATTGAATATGAACGATGGAGAAATCATAAAAATGGAACTCCAGTTAAAACATCTGAAAAATCTAAAGCTACTAAATCTAATGCATTAAAGAATTTAGCAGATTCTAATCCTAATATTAAAGAGTCTATTTCGGATATTTTTAGTTCATTTAAAGAAGATTAAATATTATGATATTATTGATTATTTTGTGTATTATATTCGCAGGTACGTCTGGATATATGAGTTATAGAGCATATATACTAGCAGGCCTATTAACAGATATAGAAGACTATTATATTGACGTTGAAAAAACTAATGTATATATGTATGATAAAATACAAAAAGCATATGACACTATGAAACAATTAGATCGAATTGGAGCATTTGAAAATGAAGACGAAGCCGGAACTACATTTCAAATGTTAAAACAAGTTATTGATGAATTAAAAGGAGAATTTGATGGGCCGACGTCGGAAGAAAAGTAATAATTATTGGACTAAGATAACAGAATTATCTATTACAGCATATAATCAAACAATAGATAATCCACAGTTACGAGAACGAATATATAGAAGATTTGTATATCCAGCTTTAATGAAATTAGCTGAAAATCTTATTAATAAAATGAAACCAGCATATATTAGATCTAGTTTCAAAGATTTACAAACAGATTTAGTAACATATTTAACAGCACGTTTATATAAATTTAATCCAGAAAACGGAAAGGCATATTCATACTATACAAGATCATCTTTTAATTATTTAATTGCTGAAAATCAAAAAGCATATGTTAAACTAAAACAAAAATCTGAACCTATTAATATAGATGAAAGTAGAAATGTGTTAATTGAGTTGCATAATGATGATATGAGAATTACGTTAAAATATTTCATGGATGCGTATGTAAGTTATTGTTCTGATAATTTAAATTTTATATTTACTAATCCTATAGATATTCATGTTGCAGATTCAGTATTACATATTTTTGAAACTAGAGAACATATAGAAGAATTTAATAAAAAAGCATTGTATGTGTTTATACGCGAAAGAACAGGCTTACAAACTAATAATATTACACGTGTAATAAAAGTATTAAAACAAATATACGAAACTAAATTTAAAGAGTATGAACAGACAGAGTTCATAAAATTGCCATTTTGATATTTATATTTAAAGTATCATATTATGGACAACAACGAAGAATTATTTAAAGGAGTTTCGTTTTCTGATCTAATGTCAGATGTATATCATAATTCAAAAAGAACTTCTAGACAAATAAATCAATTAATTTCACAGTTACAGCCACTAATACGTAGTTCGTCGGATGCAACTATAATTGTTCCATTAATTAAAGAATATCTAGAAGTTTCAGTTAAGAACGATGATCATTTAGTAAAATTGACTGCTATTGTTCAAAGATATATTTCAACAAAACAAACTATAGTTGGTTCTGATAGTTTATTATCAGAAGAAGAAAAGAAACAATTATTACAAATTGCAGATGATACATTAACTGGTGAATTAGAGTCTGAATTAAATTCTATAGAATCTGAAGAAAAACAATTACATCAAAAAATTGAAACAGCAAAAGATAAATTAAAAAAGGATTCTGATGTCTGAAATTTCAATTAATGGTGTTGATTGGTTGTATGGTGAGGTAATTTTTAACTATACTACTTTGTTAGAAACAGGAGAAATTACCGATCCATATGTTCGAGATAATTCAGATCCAAATCAATTATTTGCTATTGATGTATTAGTTGACGCTGATAATACCACTACTCGTATAACAAATGTAAAACCAGCAAACAATAATATAAAACAAATTCCTATTATAGGAGAAAATGTATTATTATTTAGAGCAGATAATCATGAAAGCAACGAAATTAAATCTAGATTGCAATGGTATTATTTACCTCCTATAGGCATTCAATCTAATATTAATAATAATATATTAGGAAGTATTTCCGGAGAAAATTTTATAAAAGATAAATTAATTCCTGATGTATCAGTGCCTCCTTTGCAGCCATATCGGGGAGATATATTAATTGAAGGTAGATGGGGTAATAGTATACGATTTGGTAGCACTATTGAATTTAATAATACTCTATATACTACAGAACCTACATGGACTGGTAAAACTATAGGAGATCCTATAATAACACTGTCTAATGGGCGTAAAAGGCAGGTATCCAGGCCATTTTTAATCGAAGAATCGGACTCTGATAATTCATCCTTATATTTAACTAGTACACAAAAATTATCTAGATTTACATTAAATACACCTCTTAGTAATTATACTTCAGAATCATCTTTTGAAACATCTCAATTTATAGGAATTGCAGATAGAGTTATATTAAAAGCTAAAACTGATATTGTAGTATTAGATAGTCAAAAATCAGTTGTAATTAATACACCTGAATTAAAACTTGGTGATGACAAGGCTGATGAATCAATGGTACATGGTGATGAATTAGCAACGATATTAAAAGAGTTAATAGCAACAATTCGAAAGCCTAGATTTGGTGGAGGATTAGCTGCTGTATTTAGTACAGCTGAACTAGGCAAATTTAATGAATTAATTAATCGTGTAGAAAATATAAAAAGTAGTAAATTTAAACTAAAAAAATAAAATTATGGCAGTTACACCACCCTTAGACCGAATTCCAATGATACCAAATAAACTAATGGATCTGATTATTGATTTGATAAATAAACAATTAGATAAAATTCAGTCTGATACAACAACTTTATTAAAAGAAACTATAAACTTACCTGAAGATTGTAGTTGCGATGATCCTCGAGTAGATAAAGCAAAAAATACATTAAATGATGTTAATAATGGAATTCAAAAATTACAAATTGAAATACCACCTATTGTAGAAAAAATACAAATTGCGTTGCAAATTGCAACTACAGCTGCTGCATCAATAAAAGTTGCTCAGTTAGTGAATCCAATAACCGCATTACCTGTTATAGCTGCCGAATTAGTTGAAGTTCAGAACACTACAATATCAAATGCAATTGCAGCTGTTAATCAACTAAATGTTATACCAGGTGAATTACAATCTAGATTAGAATCTATGTCAAAAGACATTGCTAGTTCATTAATTAATTTAAATTCTAAATGTGGTAATTCAGAATTATTTGATATACCGTCAGCAATATCAGATAATATTCAATCAGAAATGGATACGATAACAAGAGATAGATTAAATCAGGTGTCTAATAATTTAAATAATAATTTAAATGATGATTTAAATTCTGAATTTTATCAAACTGTAAATGTATCAAATGATGATATAACACAACGTAATGAATTAATTTCACAATTAGTAGATAGGCAATTAGATTTATTATCTTCATTACAGGAAGCTCCTAGCCAAGTATTTCAAGAAACAATCCCACCGGAGAATAATATAGGAAAAACTGGCGATTATTATGTTGATACTACAAATAAAATAATGTATGGTCCAAAGCCAAGTAGAGATGAGTGGGGAACAGGTGTAAATTATTAATAGTAATATTTATATTAAAATAAGAGTATTATGGAACAAAAAACATTTTTTACAATTTTAAAAAAAACTATTCGCGAAGAAGTGCGTAATGTAGTAAAACAAGAATTATCTGAAATTTTAAAAGAAGGGTTACAATCAACTATTAATGAATTAAATGAAGAAAAATTACCAAAAAAGAAAATAGTTAAAAAGACAGCTACAAAATTTAAAAAAACTGGATTTGCTGATATTCTAAATGAAACATCAGAATTAACTGAAACTAATCCTGCAGGTAATTATGCTAATATGATGAATGAAAGTTACAATGATTTATCATTTACATCAAAAGACGCACAAGGATTTGGAATGATGCGACAATCACAAGTACCAGATGTTATGGAAGATCCAGAGACTGGTAAGAGTATGAAAGTAGATTCCGTGGTTGCAAACGCAATGACAAAAGATTATTCTGCATTAATGAAA